TTCCCCTTACAGTCCGACTGGGTTGTTATACGCATGACCACCAGTCACCACGCCAGTTGCCTGCACGACATACGGTGCATTGAACTTGACGATAATTTCTGGGTAGTACAGCGTGCCGCTATAGGTAAATGCCGTATCAGGCACCACGTCAATGACTCGCAATGGCAGAGTCTGGGTTGTTGCCCCAGAAGCAATGTCCACTGCATAACGCGAATCTTTGGTCGTTGTGTTCAGGGTATTTGCAACCATGGACACGTTGAGACCAACATCGGTATAGGTAAAGCCTGACGTTGTTGAAACAACCGTGGTTCCGCTTACACCGCAGACCTGGAACAACTGATCTGGATCTTCGCAGATGTAGGCAATAATGTTGGTATTGCTTGCAACTGATGTTCCAGAAATCCAGGCTTGCGAAAAGGTCGGCTGGCCGGTTACTGAAGAAACAAACGTAACGCCCATGAACACACCAGCAAAACCAGTGGTCGGGGCGGCAGTTGTTTCTGTACAAACAACCACACAACCGTTAGTATCAAACTTTACAGGATCACCAAAGCCAATTGAACTGGCGCTGGAGTTTACAATCCGGCGCTGGCGAGTGGCTCCGGCAAATACCTGACCGCCGATCAAATTGATCGGACGCAGTCCATAAGGACCTGAAATCGTCGGGTAAGCCATGTTTAACTCCTAAAAATTATCTTTTGCCAAAACGAACCTCAGAGCGCCGGTCATTAAACAACGGCATCCTTGGGTCGTTCTCTCTCATAAAGTTGTTGTCTACACTCTGCATCCACTCATTGGCCTGTTTCAAGTAATGGTTATTACGTTGTTCAGTCATTTCCGTGGGCGCTCGGCATAACATCAATCCACCAATTTCAATGTTGCCGGTCTTAGGTCCGGTTGCGAGCATGGCTCGGGTTACCTCAGGATAATCTTCCCATTTGCAGGGTTCAAATCCATCTTGATAACGGGTGGCTACATTTCGTGCGTCTGACTTTTCATATACAGAAACTCTAACCCAACGATGTCTCCATCCGTCACGCGGAAGGGGGTCAGGCAATGAGCTTGGCGGCTTCCATAGTTTAGGACGCTCCGATGTTTCACGGGTTTCACGGCTCATATCTTTCCTTCCATGCGTAATTTAGCAACTTGCTCGGCATAATCTTTAAGCGGCACTCCAAGCCTTTTGGCTGTATTAGCCTCTGACTGCGTCAGTTTCAGTTTTTTAGGTGGCGAACTGCGCGTTGCCGGGGCAACCACCGAAGCAGGACGTTTAGTTTCTTCTTTTGGCCCATCCTGAATGCCAAAATACTCTGGGAATTTTTCCCTTACGCGAGAGTTGATTCTCTCGTAATACTCATCGGTCAATGCATATTGATCGCCACGTTCCCGAGTCAGCTTTTTATGCAGGCCCATGGCAAAAAATGTCATCTCATCATCAACCCCAGGTTGTCCTGATTGACCGAACCACGGATTTTGGTCTTTCCAGCTCTCGGCGCGACGGTCTACAGGAACCTCTTGTTGCGGATTATAGACAGGTGTTTGTGTCGGTGGCAACTGTTGTGGTTTAAATCCCTTGACGCGATCTGATTTGAACATTGCTACATTCAAAGCTTTCTGCGCTTTTAAGATTTTTTCGCTGTCTTGGCTATCTAAGGCTTCTTTAAACGCACGCTCGGCTTCGGTTAATTCTTTTTCCGTTGCAAACTGCATGGTTTTGATTAACGTGGACTCTCCCGTAGAAAGCTTTTCTTTAAGCTGAGAGTTCTCCTCTGCAATTTGTTTGGCATAAGCAATTGCCGCTTCACGTTCACGTTGCGCCTCCTCTTTGGCGCGACGCTCGTCATGGTATCCATGCTTTAAATGCTGAATACGTTTTTTGACATTCTCAGAATACTGACGGATTTCTTCGTCGGGAATTTCTGATGGATCAGTCTTTAACGGCGTTGCATTTTTATCCGCCTCGGGGCGGTCATCAACAATCTCAACGTCCTCGCCCTCAACTTCTACTTCAATGTGATCTTCGTTTTCCATGAACACTCCTTTATGCGCGGCTATATCCGCGTGGGTCTTCGACAACACCTTCTACCGTGTCGTCATTAATTAAACGAAACTCTCGATTGTGAATCTTGAATCTCGTTCCTGAATATGCTCGAACTAATACAAAATCACCCTCCTTGCACCACGGACCTGTGGGGAACTTGTCTTTGTCCTTGTAACAATCCGGCCCTTGTTTGATGACAAACAACACTACCGTGCTGAACTCCTCAATCTTTGCTAAAGCATCGGGCTTTAAAATGCCATTAGTAAACTTGTCTTCTACCTCTGGCAGTGCACACAACATTCGATAGCCCGTGGGTTCGGGCAATTGCGCGGCCTGTTCTTGCGTGACCTCAGTCATCGTGATCCTTTAATCGGTTGGCAAGGTCTTCATTGAATCGCCTTGCAATCAGCAGACCTTGAATCTGACCGCAGACGAATTTGTATTCCTCAAAGGACCTCATGCTTCCCTGAGCAAGTTGCTCCTCTAAGTACCGAATTTGCTTTCGCATCTCTAAATCCAAAGCTTCATAAAACTCCATCACACACCCCGCATCTTTTCTCTTTGGATTTCAACTGCTTTATCCACCATCTTTGCCGCAAGATTTTGTTCGGCTATTGCGTTTTGACTTGCAATCCTTTGCTGCTCTAGCCTCACCTTGTCTTGCTGCGCTTGCATCTTCAACTGCAACTCAGCCTGATCCATCGCGGCTTCTCTTTGCTCTCTTTGCGCTCGCAACTGCAATTCAGCTTGCTGCATCTGCACCACTGGATCCTGTGCCTGCTGTTGTGCTTGCTGCTGTTGTGCTTGACTCTGATGTACCTGTAACAATTGCTGTGCGCCTTTAGCAACCAACCTTGACAACTCCACCTCAAAGTCTTCAGGTAGTGGTTCATCGAGAGGAGGCAGCGGCACACCTAACTGCTCTTCCAGTTGTTTCCTATATAAGAACCCTAAATGCTCATTCACATGAGCCATCGCCGCCGCCATCATCTGACCCGCCATTGGGTTTTGCTGCATCATCTGTCTTAACATCGGGTCTTGCAACGCAGCCATATGAACCGCTAAATGGGCCTCATGATCCTGATACATAAATGCTTTTACAGGCTGCATATTTAGTATTGACATATTCTCAGATACCGGATCTCTGGGATTTTGATTCTTCGCAGCAGGAATTAATTTATCAATATCCTTGATTCCTAATACCCCAAGCATTCTTTTGTGTAACTCCGGCATATCATAGATTTGCGGAGCTTGTGCGGCTAATTGTAAAACCGCTTGGTACTGCGTCACTCTTTGGGCTAAGGTCGTTGCGTTTGGATCTGATACTGGTATCACATCCACATGGTCATAATCCGATTGCTTGACCATTCGTCCCATCGGCGAATCTACGTCATATGCATATTCTTCTGGTGTGTAATCCCTAATAATCGCGGCAAGTAATTTAAACTCTTGCCGCATGGAATAATGCAATCGCGCCTGAACCGCAGACATGACTTTTAGCGTTCTTTCTAATACAGCTAACGTCGTACCTACCGGTGTATTTGCTGACAAATCAGATATTTGCATATCGGCTGTGGCGGCAAACCTTCTGCCTTCTTCCACAATCTTTTGCAGCAACATGAATAATACTTGGCTTGGTTCTTTATAAGGCAACGGCAATATGTTGTCTCTTATAGAACCCGATGGCACATCGACATCTCTAAACTCACCTGGACTAATCGGCGTATCGTCGCCCTTAACTCTTAGTCCACGGGATTTTAATCCACCAGGCAAATTTGATAATGTGCCTGCGTCTACTAATTGTCTGATTAATGAAGTTCCCGATTTTGCAAACGCACCCACTAAATGTATAAGCCCGAATCCATAAAACCCAAATCCCGGTATATAAATATAATGCGTATAATGCATCCGCTTTAATTTCAATGGATCATCGGCATACCAGTTTCTACGAATCGCTAATATCTTGCTTGTGCCTTTGTCTATCGTTACCACATAAGGAAGTGCAATCTCAGTCGGGCCGTCTTTGTCGCTATCTTCAAATCCGGGTAGATCTAAATCCACGCACATCTCAAGAATGCGATACCGATCATCCATCGTGGCGCTTATGCCTTGCTCCTCGGCTTTGCGCTTTTCAATATCATCTAGCGTCGTGGTTGGCTCACCCAGTTCAACATCACGCCAAATCCCTGCGTGTTGTAACTTACGCACCTCATTCTTGGTCTTCCGCATCACTTGTGTAATGCGTGGGGATGACCTTAGATCACTTGCTCCATAAGGCACCACAATATCTTCCGCCGGGACGAACATGGATACCTGTCTTCCTAAAGAAGGATCGTAGTAAACCTTCTTAAATGCTGACCCTGCTAAGGCTAGCGACCAAAGCATCTTTTCATGCTCGGGTCTGTACTCAGGCATCTGTTCCGTCAAGCGCCAGTTCATGTCATCTTTAACACGTTCCGCTGCTTCTTCTTTGTCTTGCGTAAGCTTTCCTATGATTTGAGTCTTTACCGGCCCGGACGCAGGAAATGTCTCCATAATGCTTTCGGCCTGGAACCTTACCGCTGCTTCGGATAACAAGGGATAAAACACACCACAAGCCCCAGGCCATGGTTCTGTACGATCTTCGTACTTCAAACCAAGAAGCTTCANNGCCATCAACATATGTATCGACCCACTCTTTTCTTGATGACTGATCAGTTTCAAAGTCATCAATTAGATCACTCGCTATGGATGCAAGGTCTCTATCATCCATAAATTCAGCAAGATTGGCATCATGGTCATCCGGCATGTCACGTTCTGGCTCTAACGTGATCTCTATGCCGTCCATACTGATACTTACTGAATCAGGATTTTCAATTTCCACTTCAATTTCAGTGGGTTCATCATTAATAGCGTCAAGGCCAAGCGGTGCTCGGTAGAGTGCAGGTTCAATTGCCATGATGGTTCCTATTAAATGAGCCGATTTCTGCCTGCATGATCAACCATGCCGCCAAAAGCATAATTTCTTTTGTCACGTTGTCTTTCTATTTCGGTAAGCCGTTTCTTTCTTTGTTCTGGGGTCATTTGTTTTATTGCATCTACTTCTTGTTGGTACTCTTTGGTTGTACCTAACCCAACTTCGCTTGGAGTAAAAGCAAAAGGAATGGCAGCTTCTCCCAGCTCGCCAATAGCTTTTGCATACTCACCTGCTTGAGCAGATTTTGCAGCTGAAGCAAGAGTCGCTGCCATACCAGCAGCGCCTGCTTTTTTGCCATATTTTTTTATAATTTCATCTTTGTTTATTACTTCTGTAATAGGCGTTCCCCAGTGAATTCCGCTTCCTGAAGACCCTATTGGACTCTCACTTCTATATATTTCTACGGGCACCATTCCAACTTTTGGTATAACAGTAAACTCGCCTTTTGCTAAATACGACCCTTTTTTTCTTGGCCCAAAATCTTCGGTTAGCATCAGACCGGCTGTCCCTTTTTTTGTTTCCCTATCAAAATCAATCGGCATGAAATGAGTTGCCATATCAGGGTTTTGGAAAATACCGCCCATAGATGCAACATCTTTTGGGTTCATATACACCGTTTTCCCAGATCTTGGCTGCAAACCTGTGCTTTTGTCTAAATGACCCTGACCAGATCTGTTTCTTATGGACGTAGTATCTGGCATGTGAGCATACGAAGATCCCCGTGATGTTCTATACAAGAACTCAGGGTCTTCGTTAACAGCATTTAGTAATGTTTCGTAGTCCATCATCACCTCAGTAATAAGCTACCCTGCGATGGTAAACGGGTTCACGGTCTTCGTCATCGGATTGCAGGCTTAGAAACCCACCCGTGCGGAATCGCAGCAACGCCTGCGTCATGCTGTCCACAAGGTCATCATGCTCTCCAGCAGGAAAAGCCGCAACTTCTTCAATCAATTCATCCGCGAATTTTCTCTCCGGCACCCAAATTCTGCCTGAAGCAAACAAATCTGCCACAGCATTCAACCGAACCACCTTGTCATTGCCTTTCGTCGGAGTAAATTCACTTACGGGAATGCCCATTTTCCTCAATTCAAAGATCAATGGACTGCCAGCGGCCTTGGCTTCGACTAAAAACACATCCGGCTTCCAGTCCATATAAGTCTCATAAGCCTTCTGTTTTAATTCGGGAAACTCATATCGGTCTTTAAAAGCATCCAGAAGGATAATATTCGTATCTCCTTCCTCTGAAGTCCATACACCCCACGTCGTACACGCCGAATAATCCGCTCTTTGGCTTTTCAAAAACGCCGTATCCCAACTTTGAATCACAAAATCACATGGCGGCGGTCTGTCTGACTCCCATCGCTGCCACCATTCCCTCTTAACAATCGCACCTTCTTCTGCTGTCGGGGTCTGTTGATACTGAGCCAACCATTTGCTCACCGGCAGCTCTTCTTTTAACGCTAATAATTCCTCTAATTTCCAAAATTGCGGCCATAACGACTTACCTGATGGCAATATTGCAGGCAATTCGATAATTTTCCATTCATCGCCACCTCTTGTCGCACTAGACTTCAGTACCTGTCCCGATAAATCTCTCAACGACCATCGAGTCATGACCAGGATTATCCTGCCTCCTGGCTGCAAACGCTGCCTCGGCCCCGATGTATACCATTCATACACTGAATCAAACACTTCAGGCTTGTGAATTGCTAGCTTTGCTTCTTGTTCTGAATGCGGATCATCAATAATTAAAAGATCCGCACCCTTTCCTGTTACAGCACCACCAACGCCAATAGCAAAATACTCGCCGCCCTTGTTTGTACTCCACCTTCCAGCCGCCTTGGAATCCTGCTGCAACTTTATTTCATTAAATATAGTCCTGAACTCTTCGGAATTTACAAGATTTCTTACCTTTCTGCCAAATCCCACCGCCAATTCAGCCGTATGAGATGTCTGTATGACTTTCTTTTCTGGAAAATTTCCTAAAAACCACGCAGGCAATGCATACGAAGCAAATTCGCTTTTTGTATGTCTCGGCGGAATATTAATAATCAACCTTTTACAGTCGCCAAACACCACTTCTTCAAAAGCTTCAGCTACCAACTTATGATGTTGCCCTTCAATAAATCCCGGCCAGATTCTTTTCACAAAAGGCAAGAAACTCCGCTGCGCTTGCAACCTAAGATCCTCTTCCTCCATCCGGCTTATCTCATCAAACAACAACTCTTGCTCCTCTTTCGTCAGAAGATGCAAGTGCTTCAACGCCGCCCGAGCGTACATTCTCAAATCAGACATCTGGAATATTCTTTGTCAAACATATACTCCGAGACATACCCGGAACGGTCTTCAAATATCCTTTCTTCTTTAACCTCTGAACCGTCTTCCACACCGCCGACCGAGTCTCATACATCAAACAAAATCTTATGTCCTCATAGGTAGGCCCAAAATGATACAAAGACCACCACTCCCTAACAGCAATATAAACATTACGCTGTATCGGCGTCACTTCAACTTCTCCTGAATCAACCTCCTGGCTTCCTCTAAAGGCATCTCCTCTATAGGCTTAGGCAACTCCCCCAATACCTCCTTATACCAACGCTTCGGATCTTCCCATATCGGTCTATCCTTTTTTTTACCCCCCTTCCTATGGGAACCCACTTCTTTTTCCAAGGGGGTGGTATCCACAGATTCCTCCTCCTTCACTTCCTCAACCCCATTTTCATACCCCGGGGTGTCATAACGTGAGGACAGCTCGCTGTCATAACGTGAGGACACCTCATCGGTGCTGTCATAACGTGAGGACAGCTCGGGTTGGGGATCGATAACTTTGGTGGATTGTTGGTGGGGATTAGTGGACAGAGTCGCGCCCACAGCAAGCCGGTCGGTTTGGGGGGGTGGGGGTACGGTGGGGGCCTCTGTCACCTCCACGTCAATAGCCGCTAGCCGGGCCAACTTCGCTCGCAGTGCATCCCGAGAATCGGAGCGCTGGTGCGTGATGACCGACCGAGTCTCGAATGCGCCAACGTCTGCCAGCTTGCCGAGCAGCTCCAGCGCTCGTAGTCTATCGGCGGGTTTTTGGGCGGTTCTGGCTTCGTGTTGGAGGCTGTCAACGACGAATTCCCTGATTTGCAGGGGGTTCTGCGAATACCTCA